TGCGCTTCTATCCGAGGCACAAAAAGAAAAAGACGATCTCCGACAGAAACTAACAGACATGTTGAAAGAGATTGAATACACAGAACTCTCCAAGAAAGAGCAAGAGAAGGTCACGGCAGCAGAAGAAACTCTTCGTCGCTCTCCGCTACCCATCTTTGTAGGATAATTAAATGTCAGATAACGAATGGTCCAGACCAGCATCGCCTCCTCCTCCACTCTTTCTTGGTAAGAAGGAGCGTGATCTTGTAAAGCAAGTCAACGATGAACTTGTAGAAAAGGTTATTGGACAACAGATTCTTTATTATCCTATCGATCTTGAAGCAACAAACTTTCACGAACTTTATGGTGAGGCAGTAGAGAAAACCTATTTACCACCTGTAAGGGTTTATGCCCTGGTTAAGTTTGATGAAGACAACACCTCTTATCTAGATTCAGTAGGAGTGGATAATGTTTCAAAGATCACCGTCCACTTTCACAAGCGCAGACTCGCAGAAGATCAGAATCTATTTGTCCGTGAGGGAGACTTTGTTCTCTATGGAGATCTCTATTATGAGATTATGGGCTTATCTTCTGCAAGAAGATTATTCGGTCAAGTAAACCAAACATTTGAAATCTCTGCTACATGCAAGAGAGCACGCAAGGGACTATTCGATGCTACCTGATAACTTTGATTTTGCACAACTACCAGAAGATAAGAAAGACTTCACCCTACAAGAGATAGGGATGCTAGGTTCTCGCATAGAGGACATAGACTATGCGATGATGTCTTGGATTAAAGAAGATCTAGATCTCACCACAACAACAAATGAAGGCTACAAGCGCGTGCCTGTTTTGTGGCAGACCCCCGAGCGAGCATTTCAAATCAAAAAGAACAGAGATCTCAGAGTCCCCGACGATCATAGCTCTGGTGCCATCACCCTTCCCGTGGTTACAGTCGAGAGAACAGCAATAACAAAAGATCCATCAAGAAAGGGCGGCTATCAGGCACAGATTTTCTCTAACAAACGAAATGGTAGAACAGGTCGAATGACTATTGCCAAGAGAATAAAGCAAGATAAAACTCGCAACTTCGCAGTAGTCGGTAACACACGCACAAACACTTCCGGGGATAGACAGAAATACTTCCCGAGAGTAAATAAGAAGGTTGTTATTGAAACCTTGTCTATTCCTATTCCAATCTACGTCAATCTTGATTACAAAATAGTAGTCAAAACAGAATATCAGCAGCAGATGAACGATCTCACTCAGCCCTTTATGACGAGAACAGGTCAGATAAATTCATTCATAATGCGCAGAAATGGTCATCTTTATGAGGCGTTCATCGACCAGGGTTTCGCCCAGTCCAATAATGTCGCCAATCTAGGTGAAGACGAGAGGCAGTTCACGAGTGAAGTAACCATCAAAGTTCTTGGCTACTTAATTGGCGAAGGTAATAGCGATGACAGACCCATTGTGACTAAAGAAGAGAGCATAGTGGAAATAACCTATCCGCGAGAAACAGTTGTTCCAGCAGGTAGTGATAACTTTTTAATAGACTAGACACATCCTGAAGTGTTTTGGGATTCAACACTACTATTTAAACTATGATTAGCGATGCTATCTAGCATTATTTTTACAAAAGAGAGGTTTCTAGAATGTCAGTTAAAAGCTTTAAGTTTGTGTCCCCCGGTGTGTTTATCAACGAGATTGATAACTCTTTCCGTCCCCGTAGACCAGACACTATCGGTCCAGTAGTTATTGGACGAGCAGCAAAGGGTCCAGCAATGCAGCCTGTAAAGGTTGAATCATATTCTGACTTTGTTGATATCTTTGGCGATACCATCCCAGGAAATGCTGGTGGTGATGTCTACCGCGATGGTAATTACCAGACTCCGATGTACGGCACCTACGCTGCAAAGGCGTTCTTGAACGCCAATGTTGCTCCACTAACCTACATCCGTCTACTCGGTGAGCAGAACGATAATGCTACTGACCCAGCAGGACTCGCTGGTTGGCAAACCACAAAGAGCCCTAATTCTGCACTCGCAGAAAATGGTGGTGCTTATGGATTATGGCTATTCGAGAGTTCTTCTAGTGGTAACCTTGGAACAGGCTCTTTGGCTGCCATATGGTACATTGATGCTGGTTCGCAGGTTCTACTTTCAGGAACTTACGCTGATGGCTCCTCCACTGCTGCTGAAGTTGGTGCTTTCTTTAGACCAGACAGCAGCAACAACTACACCGTAGAAATAACAGAGTCCGCTGGCGGCTCTAACAAATACTCCTTCAACTTTAATTCCTCTGATGATAAGTTTGTCCGCAAGGTATTCAACACGAATCCGCTTCTAGGAAACACAGGTGCAGACACTTTTTATCCAAATGCAGAAGAGCCCTACTGGCTTGGAGAGTCTTTTGAGCAGGAAGTTGGCAATCTTTCTTACACTGTGCCCAACTCATTGGGAATCATACTCCCAATCGCTAAGAGCACTGCTGTAAGCGCAGGTCCACACGCTAACCGCGAAGGAAGGCGAGAAGGTGGTACCGGATGGATTATCGGTCAGGACCTTGGTGCTGCTGCTTCTTATGATCCTGCTACTGCACAGAAGTTATTCCGTATTCGTGGTCGCAAGCATGGAGAGTGGCTAAACAAGAACACCAAGATCTCAATTGAGAGAATCAAGCCCTCTACCACAAACACTTCTGATTACGGCTCATTCTCAGTAGTAGTCAGATCGCTAAGAGATACAGACAACAAGGTAGTTGTTGTTGAGCGTTTTGATAATCTAAACCTAAACCCAACTTCTGAAAACTTTATTGCTAGAATAATTGGCGACATGACCACCGAGTGGGATTCAACTGAGAGAACCATAAGAAGTTACGGAGAGTACCCCAACAACTCTAACCATTTTTATGTTGAAATGGAAGAAGATGCTTACTCTGGACTGCTAAATTCTAAGTACCTACCTTTTGGTTACCACGGTCCTAACGCCTACTCAACCGTCGTTGATGTTACTGCTACCACATTCACAGGAACTGCAACAGACTTCGTAGCCACTGGTAGTGTTTTTGGTAGCGCCGGCACTCTTCTAACCGATGGTACAACTGGTAGAACTGGCTCATTTAGTTTCCCATCAACTAGGCTTCGCGTCAGTTCTTCTGATGGTGGATTATTCAATCAAAATAACGCTTACTTCGGAATGCAAACAACAAGAGAGCCAACCAGTACTGCACCAGACGGCTCCGCAGCCGACCCACATCGTTACTGGCCATCTGCTACATCACCAGCTTACTACTTTACCATGGATGATCTACAAGTTGATACCAATGGTACAGCAGTTTACGTTCAAGGTTCCCGCGCTGCAGGCACAAGTCGCACAGCTACAAGCGGCTCCGATCATCTAATTGAGAACGATTCTTACAACCGCTTCACTGCTCCGGTTTGGGGCGCTTTTGACGGCGTAGATATCTTTAAGCCAGATCCATTCTACAATGATGGAATGAGTGGAGCTACAGAACTCACCAACTATGCCTACAACACTTACAAGCAGGCAATCGACACTGTTGCAGACCCAGATCTACTAGATATGAATCTACTAACTGCTCCGGGTCTAACCAACACAGGCTTGACCACAATGATGATTGAAGTCTGTGAAGACCGAGCAGATGCTCTTGCCCTAATTGATCTTCCCAATGTATACCTACCAGTTGCAGAGGGCTATTACAGCCGCACTGCTCGTGTTGTAGGTAACGCTGGAGAATCTGCTAGAGCCCTTCGCGATCGTCAGATTGATTCATCTTATGGTGCCACATTCTTCCCATGGGTTCAGACCCTAGACCAGAGAACAGGTCAGCTTCTTTGGGTTCCACCCACCGTTGCTATGATGGGTGTTATGGCTTCCTCTGAGAGATCTTCACAGGTCTGGTTCGCTCCAGCCGGATTTAACAGAGGCGGACTTTCTGATGGTGCTGCTGGTATTCCAATCTCAAATGTTAGCCAGCGTCTTTCCTCTAAGGAAAGAGACACCCTCTACGATGCTCGCATCAACCCGATCGCTTCTTTCCCAAGCACCGGCATTGTAGTGTTCGGACAGAAGACTCTGCAGGAGCGCCCATCTGCCCTAGACCGCATCAACGTGCGCCGTCTAGTCATCTACCTCAAGAAGCAGATTTCTATCCTATCTACACAGGTTCTCTTCGAGCAGAACGTACAGGCAACTTGGAACCGCTTCAAGGGTCTCATCGAGCCATTCCTTGCTAACGTCAAGGTTCAGTTCGGTATTACTGATTACCGTCTCATTCTCGACGAGAGCACCACAACCCCTGACCTAATTGATCAGAACATTATGTATGCAAAGATCATGGTCAAGCCCGCCCGCGCTATTGAGTACATCGCAATTGACTTTGTGGTTGCTTCTACTGGCGCATCATTCGACGATTGATAAACGGGGGCTTTTGCCCCCACCAACTACTTATTTGTGAACATAGGAGAACTTAACAAATGCCATTCTGGTCAACCAATTTCGGTCAAGATACAACACTAAAAGATCCAAAGCGTAAACATCGCTTTACTGTGGAGTTCCAAGGAATCAACGCAGCCCAAGGTGGCGCACTCCTTTGGTACGCCAAAACAGCCACAAAGCCCAGCTTCAGCGTAAATGCTGCTGAGCATAAATACCTTGGTCACACCTTTTACTACCCAGGAAATGTAACTTGGGAAACAGCAACAGTTACCTTAGTGGATCCAGTTGACCCAGATGTTACTGCTACTTTTGCTGACATCGTGGTTGCTTCTGGCTACACCCCCCCGACCGATGCCAACTCCCTAGGCACTGTCTCTAAGGCAAAGGCTACAGGCGCTCTTGGAACCGTTCTAATCACCCAGCTTGATGGAGACGGCAACCCAGTAGAGTCTTGGACCCTATGGAACGCATTCATGACAAGCCTAAAACAAGACGACCTTGACTACACAAGCGATGACCTTTCTACAACAACCGTAGAACTTCGCTTTGACTGGGCAAGAGTTGAGACACTCAACAATTCTTCTGCTGTCAACGGTTCCGGTGG